CCTATAGGTAAAGATGGTAAACCTGTTGAGGGGGGTAAAAAACCGGCAGAGGTAGTAAAGAAGTAAAAAAAATAATGAGAGCTATTAGCTCTCATTATTATCTATAGTCATTGATCTGATCTAATTTTTTTATTATTGATGGGTCATTATTTCTTGGCGTACCTTTGATAGGTACATATTCCGTAGTATTATTGTTAACAATACTAGTATTATTTATTGGTACTACACTTTGATTTTGTGCCCCGTAAGTTCTGAAACGTTGTTCTTGCATATTAGATAGTTCTGTTAAATTAAAACCCTTACTATCCACACTAGCTGGTTTAATAAGTTTTTGTTCAACTATATTGGATTTAAGTACAGCATTTGCAACAGGTTTAGGTTCAACTAAATTGGAATTAGGCATATTGTAATTAAGTATAGTATTTGCAGCGGGTTTAGGTTGAAGTATTCCGGAACTAATTAGAGCATTTGCAAGAGTTTTAGATGCATAATTACCACCATATCCTCCTAATGCTCCACCTATTATAGCACCAGGAATAGCACCAAACCCTCCAAATACTGAACCAATTCCAGCACCAATTGCTGCGCCAGCTCCCGCGCCAGCTATCCCTCCTACTATACCTGCTTGTTGTTCAGTACCTTTTTTCTCATCAATTTTTTTTTCTTCTTTGTCCTTTTGTATTTGGCCTATTTCATAAGCACCCATACCAATTGCCCCCAATCCAAATAAAGCTCCACCTATTTTAGGAATACCAGGTTTAGGTTTACTACCTCCTCCCCCTGTCGGCCCTGTCGGTTTTTCTGATGTGGGATTTTTTGGTTCTGAGGTGGGCGTTTTTCTGTCAGTATTGGGAGAGTCAGGTGGTGAGGGTTTTCTGTTTCTTTCTATGTCGATAGTAGGTCCACTTTGATTATTTCCCAATAATTGTGCAAGTTTTTTTGCTATTGCTTCGGCTAGTAACTCTCTATCCTCAGCTTTTATTTTTTCTTTTTCTGTAAAATCGCTAGGATCAAGTGATGAAGGTGATAAAGGAATAAGAGATGTAATACTAGATGTTGATTCAATTTTTCTTACATTAGCCTTACCTTTATCGTCTATATAAATGTCCTCCTCTCTAGCTTTAGCAACATCTCTAGATACTTTTTTCTTTATAGAATGATCAGTATATTTTAATGTTTTTCTATTAAAACTTAAGCTTCCTTCTGATATTTTACGAATAATTGTTAATTCCTCAAGCATTTTCTCTTGAAAAGTATTACCTTTAGATAACTCTGCTACTGTAGTTGTCAAAATATTAGATTCAGTTATTGGAGTTTTAACAATGGGTTCGTCATTAGTTTTAGAATTTTCTGTATCTTCAGTTTTAATTTTCTTTTTTTCAAAAGGATTATAAAAAGGTAATATAGGTGCTAAGAATCCCTTAGCGAACCCTCTAGCAAAATCTTTAAAGGTCCCAAAATTATCAAATTCTTCGTCAGATTTTTTATCATTAAAGTCTTTTCTATTGGTTAAAATAACACCTATTTTTTCTAACCTATCTGCAATTTTATCTAATTTTAGAATTAAAGTTTCACTGTTTGTAAGTGTATTCTGATTAACTTCAGAATTTATAGGTGAAGATTTAGATAATGCCATTTTTAAAAAGGTCTTCTTACTGTAGGCTTAAATATTTCTGTATTATCATTCATTCTATTTTGATTATTTTTGTAATTCATATTATATTCTTGAAAATTATTGTTATATGATTGATTAGAATAATCAATAGGCATTTTATAATTTGAATTGTATTTAGAATAATCATAATTTGAATAAGGTGTCGTAACACCGGCTATCTTTTCCTGAGTGCGACCAAAGGCAGATACACCGAGTACCGCCCCCATTGCAACATGAAATAATCCTCCCCCCTGTATGGTTATAGGTACCCATTGTCTGAATCCATTATTAACTGCCGGTGTTTCCCAGAATTGTACTATCGTAAACATAATCGGAAAAAAAACAAAATCTGCTAAACAAGATATCATGTACATAATAGCCATCATAGGACGCCACTTGTTTGTTATAAAATCATCTTTAATAGTTTCTTTAGGTATTTCTTTTTTTAATATAGATTTTTCATTTTTCTTAATTCCTAATTGAAATTTCATGTAATTTCCTTAATTTCTAAGTTTTATTTTATCATTTTCTTCTCTAATATGGTTAATTAACATGCTAATGTAAATTTCTCTTTCCCAAGGTAACATATTTTCTAATTCAGTCAACGAATAATTGTGATGTTGCATCAATGAAAAATTTAATTGATAATAATTTACAAGGTTATCGTGGGAAAGAGTCAAACGAAAAAATTTTCTAATCCCTCCAATCTAATAAAATTTTCTTTACCACAATTATTACATTTTTGTGTTACCTCCTGAACTACTTTAGGCATTTTTTTAAAGAATTCTTCCAATTTATCAAACTGTTCTTTAGTAAAAGAATTTAAAAAATCTAATAATTCTTCGTTAGAAAAAGAATCTCTTTCTAAATATTCCTCAGTTGTATAAACTGCATCTATACAATCAGCTATTTTTGTAAAAACATTATTAGCATTTAAGTTATTATAAAGATCAACATATTCTTCGAACTTTGGATATCGTAATACTATACCTAAATTTGAACTTATATTAATTTTATTATTAAATGATTCTGAATTTTCTACATTTATTTTAGTTAAATCTATATCAAAATAAAGTTTATTTCCACATTCACAATTCATCACTAAATTGGTTATTTCTCCTATAGATTTAGCTCTTATTTGTAAAAATATATACTCAATATCAAAGTGAGCTAGTTTTGTCATATCTAACTCTTTAAATGTACAATTGTCAACTAATTCAGTTACTATTCTAGTTATTTCCTCTGTATCGGCTTCCAGCGATGTTAATAAAATCTTGTATTCTTTTACTAAAAATGGTCTAAATTTTATTTTTTTCTTAGTAGAAGGTAATATTAATTGATAGGAAGGTACTTCAAGTGATGGTAATGGCATAATATCCTCTATTCAGTATTAGGAAAATCTTGTAATACATTGTATTTTCTGTATGTAAATGTAACATTCAATCTATGAATTTGATTTGTAGCACTAGCATTTAATTCAAGCATGTTCATAGTTCTCGGGAAAGCATCTTCTAACATTATTCTATAAACTACTTGATCAATATCATTCAATTGATTAATAATAATATTACTAGTATAATTTCTCATATAACTTACATTAAAGGTGTTTGGATTAACTATTATTTTCATCCAACTATCAAAAAATGCTTTGACATCCATTTCCTGATCTACGTAAAAAGACATGGTTAAGGCCTCGCCCCCATAATCTACACCAAAAGGTTTAGGCGTGAATGGTCCATAAGTTCTTTGATTTCTAGTTAATATATTTAACTGAGGCAATGCTGCCATTTCACATAATAAATTTACTTTATATGAGGCTCCCCTAATATTTGTCAAAGTATTAATAATACCAGTTGGTGGTAATACATTTACTTCATATCTAGTAGGCCTGGCAAATCCTTTAGAAAGAACTTGTGATAAAAAATTTATAAGTGTATTGTTTGCCATTAGGTATATTTCTTTCTAGTATCATTCCATACGGTTATTTTATTAGCACCCTTAAATTGTTCTATTGGTAATTGTGAAGCAGTTATCCAATCATTATAATTTATTTTTAAAAATCTAGTTTGTATATGGTTAAAAAGATAATGTTTTACACATGCTGTAACCGGTTCTAATTTAGAAGAACTGGATAATATTTTCCATGAAATTTGTATCTTAGTTTTTTCATTTGCATTGGTATTGATAACATAATTAGATAATGTTCCGAGTATTTTAAATCTAGCTAGATAGGGAAGATAGTGTAAATTTATTCCTAAAAATCCATCTTTAGCAGTATTAAAAGGTAGCACTAAAGGCAAACTATCATAATAAGGTAATGTTTCTTTGAATTTAGGATCATAAAGAAATAAATACATGTTACCAAAAGTAATTCTATTGGTTAAAGCTCTGTTTCCTCTTAATAAATTATTTCCATTCAAATTTTTAAGAGTTTTTATTTCATTTTGATACCATTTATATGATTTTTCCTCATCTTTTCTTTTAATGTTTATAGTGTCAAAAATATTAGTCATTTATTAGAACAAATCCTTTTCTGTTAGAATCATAAATTTCATTCTACGATCTTTACAAAATTCAAAAGCTGCTTTCCATTTTGCTTCATTTATAGTATATTGAAATACTTCATCAATAAATTTTTTTGTTTTTTTCTTAGGAATATTTGGTGGTTTGGTAAATTTTTCTGGTTTAATTTCTATTAAATATTTTTGTAAATTACCAGATGAATTTACAAAAATATAAAAATCTACAAAATATCTGTGAATTTTTCTATCCAAAGGTGAAATATAAGGAATAACAACTATTTCTGATCCCCAGTTAATTATTGAAGGATTTTCATCACACCACTTCATAAAACGTAATTCCCATAGTGATCTATAGACTATATTACTAATATCGCCTTGATATTTGCTAGGATTATTTACTCTATATTTGCCCTTGTATGATTTGGTATACATATTCTTATAAATAATTAGTCCATAATATTTATTTAGTCAAAAATGTCCTCTAAAATTTTACCAACTGATTTTGTAGATTTTACACGTAAACAAAATCAATTTAATTCACTTAAAACTAATGAATATTTTACCAAAGAAAATTATAATGTAGAAACTTATAGTTTCCCGGATGGATTAGGACAAAACCCAGATTTACAACATTATGTTGCTTTTTTTATAAGTAAAAGAGGTAAATCTAAGGTAGGATTTCAAAATTTTAATAAAGAATTTAGATCATCCTCACCAATAGGATCAGGTGCTACAAATACTAGATTAACTGAGGAACAAGCAGGAATAGCTTTAACTGGCACAGTTGTTGCGGCCGGCGCTTTAGCTGCGGCTGCTGCTTTAGCAGCTGAAAGAAGCAAAGGCATATTAAATAGAGCACCTGCTTTAGAAAAAGCAGGAACTCTACTTGGTGGGGCTGTTTTATCTGCAGGAATATTAGAAGCCGCAAAAAATACACCCTCATTAAAACCAGATACTAAAATAAGATTAAAAGAGGTAATTACTTTACATATAGAAGACAGACCCTCAGTAAAATATGGGGTAAACTATCAAGATAAAGAACTTGGAGCACTGACAGGGTTTTTAGCGGGAATAGGATCAGCAACTGAAAGTATAAAAGAAGGTATAAGTTTTGGAGGCGAAGCTTTTGCTAGATTAGCAGCGGAAGTTGCTAGAATCCCATCTTTAATCCCTGGAGTAGGATCTAAAATTTCAGATTTATTATCATTATCTTCAAGAACAAAAACTAATCCATTTAGAGAAGTTTTATTTGAATCTGTTGATTATAGAACTTTTAATTTTAGATATAAATTTTTTCCAAAAGATGCTAGAGAATCAGAAAAAGTACAAAATATAATTAAATTATTTAAATTTCATATGCACCCAGAATTATCAGATAATAGATTTTTTTACATTTATCCGTCAGAATTTGAAATAGTTTATTATTACAGAAATAAGGTAAATAATTTTTTTAATAGAATAAGTGAGTGTGCTTTAACAGATTTAAGTGTTGAATATGGTGGTGATCAATTTGCAACTTTTGAAGACGGTGCTCCTACAGAAATAACTATTAATTTAACATTTAGAGAATTAGAACTTATTACTAGACAGGCAATAAGAAATGGCAACTAAATATTTTGAAAAATTTCCTAAAATAATTTATACGTTAGACAACAGGGAGTCTGGACAACTTGTGACAGATATAATGAAAAGAGTTAAATTTACTGATGAATTAAAAAATAATTCTGCTTTTTTTGATTTTTATGATGTAAAAGATGGAGAATCACCTGAAGAATTAGCATCAAAAGTATATGGTGATCCTGGATTACATTGGATAATTTTATTAGCTAATGAAATAACTGATCCTAGATTTGATTGGCCATTATCTGAGTCTGATCTTATACGATATATTGAAGGAAAGTATGGAGTGGGAACAGTTTATAGAGTTAATAGAGTTGAAGATACACAAAATTTTTATGTTACAACCTATTATATATTGGATCAAGCATCCACAAGAACAGAAAGAAGAAGATTACTTTTTTCTGCTCCTAATGATACAAAAAATTTCTACGAACAACCATTAGCTCATACCCCCTTACCTTCAGGTAAAAATTATGTTACAAATTATGAGTATGAATCAAGATTGAACGAACAAAAACGAAGGATAAAAATAATTAAACCAGAAGTAGTTAGTGCAATAGTTGAAAGTTTTGATGAAATAATAGGTAAATGAGTTCTGTAAATTCAGAAATACAATCTGCAGGTGATATAGATATACAAGATTTAATATTAATGTCCTCTACTGGAATAGTATTGGATGTTAAAGACTATTTGGTTGAATTAAACATTTATGAGGACATTTTTTCAAATTTTTTAACAGGTGATTTATTAATTTCTGACAGTAGAAATTTAACAAAAGAATTGCCTATTTTAGGTGAGGAATTTCTTGTAATAAGATTAAAAACTCCATCAATAGAAGAAACTATTAATAGATTTTTTCGAATATATGGTATTTCAGATAGAATTATAACTAAAGATCATAATACTCAAATATATAGACTTAAATTTACTTCAATAGAAGCTATTACAGATTCTCTTATTCCTTTGCATAATTCTTTCGTTGGTAGAATAGATGAAGTAGTAAATAAAATTTATGATACTTATTTAAAATCTCTTAAAAATGTTACAGTTGTAAAAAAAAATAATAATATTTCTGTTGAATTAAAAGGTGAAGAATTAGTATTAAAAATCTTGTCTAAAACTGATAATATTGTTAAATTTGTAAGTCCGGGTTGGTCTCCTATGAAGTGTATTAATTGGTTATGTAGCAAATCTATTCCAAAGGTTGGAAAATCTTGTAATTTTTTATTTTGGGAAACTACCCATGGTGTTTATTATGGTTCTATTGAAAGTTTGTTTTATATGAATGATACTATTAATATTGGAACTTATACTTATGCCATTCCAAATAATATTGATACAATAGATGTACAAACAAGAATGTTTTTGATTGAAGATTTATCGTCGAATTCAACTACTGATTATTTTAATAATTTTAGACGAGGATATCTTGCCAATAAATTAATAACATTGGATTTAACTACAAAATCTTATAACACTTATATATACGATCATGTAGAAAATTTTTCAAATTATCAACATACGGAATTCTTTAATCCCAAATCTCTTTTTACTAGTTATGTTTTAAGAAATGCAAATACCCATATAGGATTTTATCCTACTAGTTACGGTCTATTTGATCATAAGGGAAAAATAATAGACAATAATGTAAATGATAGAATAGGTCAGATTTATGGAAACAGACTTTCTAATTTACAAGATTTACAAAACTTTAAACTTAATATAGTAGTTCCTGGAAGAACGGATGTAGAAGCAGGTACTAAAATATCAATTTATGTCCCCGATA